CAGTCTTGGAATTTGGGTGGGAGGCCAAATTCTATCGGGGTGGGTATTTTATTCGTCATCTTCTTCTTCCTCGAAGTCAACGTATAAGGGTTGTTGATCGAACCAATCTTCTAAGTATTTGCGTTTAAGGTAAGCAGGTAAGTCCTTCCAATTTAAAACACCCAAATCCCTATCTGTCTCCAGGTCTGTATCAATGGTGGTGTGCAATTTTCTGAAAGTTACAGTTATGTACATCTCGACCTCCCTTTTATTATATATCAACAAATTCTTTAGATAAATTGACAGTTCCCTGGCTGGTAACTAATCCGTCCCATCTGGAACTTATTTCTCGCAGGTAGTGGTCCTTCCAGTAGCCTTCAGGCATGGTTTTGAGCTTGTCCTTGACACGAACGATTAAGCGCACAGCCTCGCCTGTCGCACCTCTCCCTATGTGTTCGACCACACGTTTGTTGAGTTTCTCGAATATGCTCACGAAATCCTGGTAATATTCGTCCTCCTGTATTATTGAGTTTATGGCATCCACTGTGGCCAATACGCTTGGGATACCAGGATACATGGCATCCAGTACCTTCAACAATAAGATATCTGCGAGACGATGGAACTCACTGGGCGACCGAAACGGAAATCTGTGGCTCATCACCAGTTTGCTTATCTGGGCCACTATGCTTGGTTGGGTGCGGTAGTGTACGATCTCCTGGTGTCCATTAGTATCTCTACTAGCCACCCTGAAGTCAGCCTCATCTAACGGCGATATCTGTAAATTATTATCTTCCATTACTTTAACTTCCATTAAAATATCCTCCCGTTATAATGTTGTCTTAGAATATCATTTCTTAATTGTTCAACGCTGGATAAAAGTCTCTCAGATTGCTTATTTATCAAAGAGGATAATACCACCAGCATGTCTGCCAGTGTCGCTATATTAGAATCAATGTGTTGTAACTTATCTGTCAGTGCTTTCAATTTAATATTGTAATCTTGCGACATTTTAATCTCCTACTATTACAACTTCGCTCACACCACTGTACACTGTACCCCTATTGAGGTGTATGGTTGGTAGGGGTTTACGTTTATATATCTCACATATCTGATCCGACATATCCCTCAGTAATATATTTAAGCCGATATTCCACATCAGCAGAATACCTATACCCACTCCTATCATAACACGGACAATCGACATTTTATAACCTCCTACGTTCGTGGTTTGAGAAGCCAGTTGATTATGCTCTTACCTGCGTGAACGATTGCCTTGACCATGAAAAAGATGGTAATAGCAACCAGTAAAGGTACTGTAAGAGTCAGCAATAAGATCATCACAATAGCCAGGCAGATATACAACATTATATAACTTAAAATAGCCAGCCAAACATTTTGTATTAGATACATGATCCCTCCGGATAAAATTTCAGATATCTGTTAATGTGTATTATATTGTTATTCACAAAAAACCCTGATACCAGTAATACAATGGGGGTGTCTTACGGATGTGACATGTGATACTGTAGCACAAATTAACACTTTATCCCCATTTTATTTAACGTGTGGTGTATAGACACCCGACAGATCATCAACCTTCAAGCTCGGTTTGGTGTCCAGGAATAAGTCGCTCATTCTGTTAATACCGTGTTTCTGGTGGAAGTAAAAAAGTTTCTGCGAGGGTAATGTAGCAACGGAAAGTTGATTGATGCTGAGATCGTCGCCACCAACCATAGAACCATTCACTATAATGTGTTCTGATAATTGAGCTGGAGAATGGAAATGACCTTGTAACTGGTAATCTATTATCATATTATATAAACCAGACAGTTTTCGGTATTTGCGGTCCATACCATAATATGGCGTTCCGGAATAGCTCCTGACGTGTTCCCCGTGCGAAAGGTGAAAGTTAAAGTCCCCATTTCGGACTACCATCTCTGGAGACTCACTTACGTACATCTTCACGTTCGTCTGTGGCCTGAGCATAAGTTGCATTATCCTATATAGTATATAATCAAAATTGGTCAAGTAGTGGTTGGAGCCTTTCTCAGAAGGCCTGCCATGATTTCCCTGGACAGCAAATATCTCCACCTTATTAAATTCGGCTGCCAAGCCTAGAATGACATTCACATTCAGCTCTAACGCATAGAAGAGTTGCTCAGTCAGGAACAGATCGAGAGCGAATGATTGACCTCTGTAGATATTTTCTCCGGTTACGATATCCCCTAAAAATATATAATTAACTTATTCAGGCCAAGCGGCATCTGGTCTTGGTTTTTAAAGAGCAGAATCTTCTCCACCCATTTGTGCAATCTTCGCTTATATGTTGCTGCGTCATAACCACTTAGACCCTGTGTGGCTGCCAACGTGAGCTTACTTCCACAATGATCATCTGAGCGTAGAGCGTGCATCTCCAGGTCCTCATTGGACTTGACTTTGGTCGGTATCGAGACAGGTTTGATATTCAGTTTCTGGATAGAGCTGGTACAATTATCCAGAAATAGCTGAAGTGTTTGCTCTTGTGAATGTAGCTTGGAGAGCAATTGCTTGTTCTGTATCAAGAGTGCAGACGTGGTTGTCTTACTGTTGACGTTAGATAACTGGCCTGTTACCAATTCCGACCAGCTTTTGCCCGTAAGCTTGCATAAAGTCGCCCGTGCGGGAAGGGCACCCCCAGATTCCGCGGCGATTCTATCATATTGATTTGCACTCACAAAGTGCGTAGTGATAAAATCTCTAAACACCCGTTCCGCTGTTTCGGCTGTCCATGCTGTTCTTTGCGTCATTCGTCCTCCTTTCCAAACCAAGATGTTTAAATTTTGAGTAATACTATAACGTGGTGTCGATAAACTTGTCAAGAAAAATCTCGTCAAGCGAAAAAAGTCTTGACAACTATATTAACTGTAGGTTAAAATGCGACCCGTAACCGAAACAGCAACCCTTACAAGGAGGTATTATGAAGATCATACAACTACAGGCCGAGAACGTCAAGAAACTAAAAGCCGTGACTATCAAGCCGGAAACGAACATGGTGGTAGTAGGTGGCAATAACGAGCAGGGAAAGACATCCACTCTGGACTCTATAGCTTTTGCCCTGGGTGGTAAGAGTCTGTTTGATAAACAACCTGTTCGCAAAGGTACCAAGGAAGCCAAGATCGTATGCGATCTGGGCGAACTGGTTGTCACGCGTGTTATAAAAGCCAATGGTGGGGGATCACTCACAGTCAGCAGTGCAAACGGCCAGACATACACCTCCCCACAAGCTCTACTTGACAGTTTGACTGGGAAAATAACTTTCGACCCATTGGCTTTTGCCCAAATGGATAGCAAAAAGCAACTGGAGACATTGAAGACATTGGTAGGTTTGGATTTCACAGAATTGGATCAGGAACGTAAAAGGTTATATGATACTCGGACTGTAGTCAATAATGAGGTCAAGTCCCTCAAAAACCGAATTGATAGTATGCCGAAAGATTTCCCGCCCGACCTGAAGGAAGTCAACGTTTCAGACTTGACCAATCAACTAAAGAAGATACAAGAGCATAATAAAGAACAGGAACAACTGAAAAATTTCATTGCAGTACACACAGATAAGATCCAGGCCGATAGAGCAGAAATCGAACGGTTGCAAGAGAGGATAGCGGAATTGGAAGCCAGTATAGTAGCAAATACTGATATCATAGAATCTCTCAGAAGTTCTCTCCAACCACTGATAGAGGACGACGCGATAATCCGGAAAATCCAGGAAGCTGATACTATTAATCAGAAAGTGAGGCAGCAGAGACAATACGAAGAGTTGCGAGATCAATACATCGCAAAATCCAATGAGGCTGACGATCTTACGTCTAAAATAGAACAACTCGACTCTCTTAAGCAAGAAATGCTTGCTAGTGCCAAGTTCCCTATCGAAGGTTTGGGGTTTGATGAAAATGGTGTTACGCATAATGGCATCCCGTTCGAGCAGTGTTCCGGAGCAGAAAAATTGAGGGTATCCACAGCAATGGGAATGGCCTTAAACCCAAAACTGAAGGTAATGTTAATACGGGATGGTTCACTTCTTGATCCCCAGAATCTGGATATGCTAAGACAAATGGCAGAGACTAATGACTTTCAGGTATGGATTGAGCGTGTAGGTGAAGGTGAAGAGTGTTCGGTTGTCATAGAGGAAGGTGTAGTTAAGCGATGACGATTAACTGGAAACATATAGCAAAACGCCTGGGATACAACGATATTCGCGAATACGTCATTTTTAATTATTATCTCGATGAGAAGTCTGCAAACGCTTGTGCCCTCGAATGTGGTGTTGATCATCAATCGTTTAAAAACATGATGGAAGCTGAGAACTTCCCCAGGCGTGAGAAGGGGTGGGTAGGCAAAAGAGAGTTTGTTTGTAAACACTGCAACCGTATTTTTGTTAACAAGAAAGGAGGTAAGAACAAGAGAACAGTAACACTATTAAAACCACAGAGTTTAGAAGAAAAGCAAGAGAAGTTCATATTAACCGACAACTTTTAAGAAAGGAGCAAGAAATGGCTGACACGAAAAATTTTATATCATTGAACCCCGATGATTATACCTCTGGTATCATCGACGACGTAACCGTGAAATTAGAGCACAAGTTTGTACTGTACGATTACGGGGGTAAGTCCGTATCCGGCGAAGCAGAACCCTGCCTCCAGATCAACATGGTAGATGCTGAGACTGGGGAGGAATATCAGCCTCAATATCTGAGCGCAGGCAAATCTTCGGACTGGGTTCCCAGTGAAGACGGCCTAAGCCTGGTCCCGATCTCTGGTCGTACCAGCCTGGTAAAAATTTCAAAAGTAGCGATTTACTTTACGGAAATGATAAATGCTGGTTTCCCCAAGAACAAACTCTCCGGCTCGTTGGCACCCCTTAACGGTGTGGTGGCGCACATGATCCGCAAAGAACTTCCCAAATATGGTAATGTATCGGCTACTCACAAGGCCAAAGATGGCAAAGAATACGCCAAGACGATATTGGTGCCCGACCGGATCATATCTCTCCCAGGAGAAAAGAAAGCATCCTCGGCTGGCGCGAAAGGTTCTGCCGCCAAAACAGACGCAACCGCAGCAGCAACTGAGTTTGTTGTACAGTTGTTGAGCGAGAAGGGAAGTTTCCAGAAGAAGGATATTCCGGCGGCTGCAATGAAGCTCGACGCTTCTATACGTGCCGAAGTTCTCAAACTTGTCTATGGTCGTGACAGTTTCCTGGCTTCTGGTGGTGGTGGTCTCTGGACCTATGAGGGTGGAGAAGTAAAACTCGCAGCGTGATCCTACTATCCTGACAAGTAGGATTGGCCAAGGCCGTAACGGTACAGGTATGCTGTTACGGCCAAAATAAAGGGGTGTACGATGCCTTATACATCATATCATTTAGACTTTGCCTACCCTCTTAAACGTGCTATCGTACTATACAATAAAAATAGACCCATAGCCAGGTTTACAGACCCTGCAATAACCTTGCAACTTGGTAAGAAAATGGTAAAATTATCTAAAGAATTACTACAGCTTAAAGAGAACGAAGACACACAGGTTCCAAAAGCTGTTTAAGAGGTGAGCAAATGAAGACAATATTTTTTATGTACAAACGGGACGACAAGTTAAGGCCAAGATGTACTGTCTGCTTACGTTACGATCCCGTAAATAAAGTTTTTCACAGGGGTGTGGCTATTTGTGCTCCAGCAGATTACGGCTTTCTAGCTAAACGTACAGGACGACAGATAGCTTTTGATAGAGCACTTTTTGCCGAGAAGGTACTACACCAGGCTCAGCATATCAACTACCTCAAAAGAGTTAACAGTGATCTCGTTAGACAGTTTGGGTACATAACTCTCTACACGTCTGGTCTTCCTCCATCTTACCTTCATAATTGGGAAGCGGCAGAGATTATAAAACAGTTACTCGAATACGAACAACGTATGGAAGCCAGGTCTAAGAAAGGTGAGACACAGAAGGGACCTGTAAACGTATCTCTTGATGGTTTGAAGGAACACGTACCGTATGTTGTCACGGTCTCAGAAGCTTATTCTCCGTATCTCTGCCATGCTGCTAGCTGGAACGCTTGCGAAGGGGAACAGATATGAAATATTGGCTGATAGATTTACCTGAGTTACCACGATTACAGGAAGCTCCCAGGACCATAGGCGAAGAAATTATACACCTATCAGACGTGTTGAATTTCATGGAGAGCCAGCATAGCTATACACGTGATGACGCCTGGAATCTCAAACTTACTATGAGTGCAGGGTTCATCTGGGAAGACGTGTTATCGGCCGCACTTGCTTCCCAGATGGCCTTGCGCCCTTCTGAAATTGTGTGTGATGGGATATATCTGAGTCCCGACGGTATAGGTATCGACAAAGATATTACAGACCCTGAGACAGGCGACCTCCTGGTTCAGGGAACTGGTGAAATAACCGTGGAGGAATATAAATTCACCTGGAGAAGCTCTGTCCGGCGCGAGGGCGAGTTTCTTGTGGAAAATCTGCCTACTGACAACTGGAGATATATGGCCCAAGTTAAGAGCTACTGTTATGCAGTAGGCACAAACATAGCAATCATGCGAATCTTATATATCAATGGAGACTACAGAACTACACGTCCTATCTATCGTGTATGCCGTATTGTCTTTGATGATACCGAGATTAAAAATAACTGGAATTTGATAAAGTCCAATGCTGATAAATTGAAAACACAAAAGGATAAACAGAAGGAGGAAACATGGCAATAGCCAAGACGAGATTAGTGGATCATGGTTTCGAGAAGATGACAGTAACACCTATCAGTGGGTTGTTCGTAACAATAATGGGACTCCCTGATATGGGAAAGACAACTTTCGGGTTGACTGCTCCAGGTCCTATAGCCTTGTTTGATGGTGACAAAGGTCTCAAAGGCGTAGTCGAAAAGTTTCTCAGTCAGGGCAAAGAAATTTATAGATACCCTATAGAGTTACCTGAGTTGCCGGAAGCCCAAACGGTTTGGGCACCAGGAGAGAACAAGACAAAGAATCTGATATCTATTAGTGGAGAATCTCTGCGGGCGGCACAAGAGGCGTGGTCTAATCTAACAGCAGCGGTAACAAATTGTTTGGAGTCGAACGAAATACGGACTATCTTCTTTGATACTGGTACGGTACTGTGGGACCTGTTCCGTTTGAGTAAGTTCGGCAAGACTCTTCAGGTCCCAGCTTCAGCATATGCAGCGGTCAATCCCGACTTCACCAATTTCCTGAACCGATTGAAGAAGGCTACGGAAGAAACACGTAAGAATGTAATTCTGGCGCACAAGATGCGTTCTGTTTATATCGACGATAAGAAGACCAGTCGATATGAAATGGCTGGATTCAGTGGCCTTGAATATATTTCTGACGTTATGGGTGAGATGAAGTGCGACAAAGAAACGCACGAGTACGGTATTTACATTACCAAGTGCAAACCAAACGGTGCCTTGCGATGGGATACGTTAAGTGGCGATCTTTGCACGTTTCCTATGCTCGCGTCACTGGTAACTGGTCAAGACCTTGACTATTGGAGTTGACGCTATGGAATATCAAGATGTAAGATTTATGAACCCAGAAAGTGTTACGATTTTGGAGAAGGTTGCGAACGGGTACTTGATCCGGCAATTCCAATGGAGTTTAGAGACACGTAGTTGGGAATTAATAACATCAGTGTGTGAAATGCCTTCCAGCTTCACAAATAAACGAAAAAACAGATGGGCAGCACTGAAGACCTTACTCGAAAATCTCTTAGAAGTGATAGGCGAACATCAATCACAGGATCACGATTACAGTCTCAAGATATATCTAAGGAGAAACTGGTGATATTAATAGATGACCGCAAGGGAAGTGTCGAGCTAGAGCCTTTAATCGCTTCCCCTAAACAACTCACACGTTTAGAATACGGCGACATTGCGTTCATAGGTAACGGACCCTCTGGATTAGTCTCGGTTGGTATCGAACGCAAGACTGTACCAGATTTAATAAACTCTATGCACTCTGGCCGTCTGTCCGGCCACCAACTGATAGGCTTACAACGTTGCTATACCTATATATTTCTGCTCGTGGAAGGCATCTGGAGGCAAGGGCCTGATGGTCTAATACAAGTATTAAAGGGCAGTTCCTGGATGGATTTAAATTTTAAGGGACAGCAGACTACCTCTCATGCCCTCAACAATTATCTAAATACGCTGTCTATAATATGCAACGTTAAGGTCTGGCAGACTTCCAATATCAGACAAAGCGCAAGATGGATTTCAAATCTTTATAACTGGTTCCAAAAGGACTGGGAAAAACATCATGCTCATTTGACATTCTACAACCCTGCGAATCCTCCTTCCAGCGTGATGCTCTTCACTCCCAGCCTAATCCACCGGATAGTCAAGGAACTTCCTGGAGTAGGCTGGGAGAAGGGCAAACTATTGGCTGACAAATACGAAACATTACCAGCTTTAATGCAGGCTACCGTAGAGGACCTAGAACAGATACCAGGTATAGGTCCTAAGATAGCTTCAAGAATAGTAGCAGCTTTAAGGGGTACCAAATCGGAGGGATGATCTATAGGACCTTACTCATCATCTTCTTTCATTAAACCCCATACAGGACCTGTTTTGAAATCGACTGGGGTAGGGATGCCAATATCAGTAGTGTTCTCCATTACACCCTTGAACAACAACTTACAAAGTTCAACATGCTCTTCCGGAACTTCCCACAGAAGCGCGTCGTGTATCTGGATCAAAGGCTTTACATTTACACCTTCGGTGCGTAATTGTCTATAGATAGGTATTAGTTCAGCCATAGCACGCTTGATTACACCTTGCGCACTGGCTTGTATGGGCATGTTCTGAGCTTGTCTAAGAGCCTCTGCCACGATCCACTTGCTCGGACTATACACCCCTGGGGTTAATTTTAATCTTCCGAACATGTCTTTCACGTAACCATTTCGCCTAGCGTAAGCGTGTATTTCCGCAATGTAGTCCCTTACCTTGCTAAACCTATTCATCCACATTTTTATTAGGTCCTCGCAGGCATCCAATGTCCACACTTCAGGATCAGCACCATCTTTTATCAGTGTCTCGCGTAAACCTTGCGCTTCAGTGCCGTAAGGTATTCCGAAGTTTACCCGTTTGCAGGGAATACGATGCTTGTATTTGTCTATTTGAGATTCCGGTAAGCCGAATACTTCGCAGGCTGTCATGGTATGTATATCTTTACCCTTGACGAAGGTCTCTATCATAGTAGGCTCAGCGGCCATTACCGCCAGGATTCGGAGTTCAATCTGGGAGTAATCACCCTCCAGCAATGTAAACCCTGGCTCGGCGATAAACCCTTCTCGCATCTTACGCCCTTCTTCATCCTGATTGGGTACGGCCATAAGATTAGGCTCAGCTGTCGCCAACCTTCCGGTATCGGTTCGTGTCAACTTGATCCGTGGATGTATCCTACCATCATTGGCTATACGTGTCCGCATTGGTCCGGAGTATGTGTTTATCAACTTGTCGTAACCTCTCCAGTCACGGATGACCTTTACGACTGGGTGAGAAGGTTCTAACATTGCGAGTACCTTGTCGTCAACCTTTTCTAAGCCCGTCTTCGTGTACTTGATGGTTGATAACTTCAGGTCCTTGAACAATAATTTCCGTACTTCCTGGTGACTTCCCAACTGTATATCTTCTCCAGTCAAGTCTATTACACGTTGATGCAACTCGTCTTTTTTGGATGTGTAATATCTTGTTAACTCGTCAAACTTATTGGCATCGGCCTTGATCCCGAAACGCATCATATCCAGCAACATCGGTAAAATAGCTATGTCCATGGAGTAAACACCTTCCAGTCCCTTTTCGACAATCCTTTGCCACAGGTGATGATATACGCGAAGTGTCATACTTGCGTCCTGGCAAGCGTACTGTACCGCTTCATGAAAAGGTATATCAGACAACTCTCCATCTGGCATAGGCCCCATTTCGATCTCTGGTAAAGACCTCCCCTCCAACCAGTCAATTCTAAGCCAACGTTCTCTTAAGTCCAGAGATGGGTTCTTAGCAAAATCAGCGAGAATGCGTTTCGCCTTGCGTTCTATAGGCCATGGTTGCTTGACCTTATATACACCTTTGACGCGTTGCACGTAAGGCTCAGGTTTCGCCCATTTGCGTTCGCTTATCTCCGAAAGATATTGGTAAGCCTTCTCCTGCCTTGCCGGAAAGATTGTCTCTTCATAAGAGCGCATTTTCGCTCCGGTAACGCGATAAGCCAGTGGCTTTAAACCTTGTGGTTCATCCTGGAGTAGGTAAGCCAGGATCATAGTATCAATAACATTACGTGGGTACAGACCAAGACTGTTTAACACAGGCAAGTCGTATAGGGCGTTATGCAAAATTACTTGTACTTTCGGGTCGTTAAGATAACTTTTTAAAGTAGCGAGAAGGGCGGTATTGGTCCCACTTACGAAAAAACTTGTACCAGGTTCCCAGCAAACGGTAATCGCCCAGCAACTACCCTTTGCCCACTCTGTATCTATAGCTACAAGTGGTCGAGAATCCGATAGAGATAGCGTGTTTATTTCACACTTCAAATTCAGCTTGTCCCAATAGATATCCGGCTTAGGTCTTACCTGGCCGCGCCAAATCTTTGCAACTTGTTGGAAGTCATTTTGGCACAGAGCCATGATCTCAGGGCGGTGCAGCCCAGCCGCAGGATGATAAACAGGTACGATGATGCGCTCACGCAGTCTATACCCTATCCCGTGAATCATTTCCATGTCCATGTCTGGAATAAAATATGATGTTGAAAACTTTCCAGCACAGATTATTACTTTGGGGTTGACGGCTTTTATCTCTTCCTCCAGCCAATAACTACACGTCTTGATGTGCTCAGGTGAAGGTGACTCGTCATCAGGAATATGGCACTTGACCAGGTTCGTGATATATATATCCTTCCGGTTAAGCTGGTTCTGTCGCAGGTAGGCAGTCAACTCACCTCCTGCCTTAGCGACTTCCACGAAGGGTCTTCCGATTTTGTCCTCTGTCTTGCCAGGTGCCTCACCAATAATCATAATCCCAGCATCTGTAGGACCTTCCCCCCATACTATATGTTTGCGTGTTTTAGATAGTTCGCACAGATGACAATTATTTGCGAGCTTCATCTAGTACCTCTTTGAAATATTGCTTGATACCATCCCTTGAGGTTATACTCGTGACGGCCGAGATGTTGATGCCACCTTTTAAAAAGGGTGTGAAGTATTTTAAACGCCGGATAACCCTGGGATGTAGATACTTGTACGCCTCTTGGAAATAATCTTTGGAGGACCTGGACCTGCCTTGAGGGTTATACTCTTTGTTATACCAGCAACGGAATAGAGCAAATTTGATAAACTCTAAACCCTGCCAGATTGCCCTGGGACAGTCTTTACCCGCCCCGTAATCAAAGATTCTGCAATGCGTACCGATAGCCACGAACATCAGGAAGTCATCGGATAATGTCCATAGGATATCGTCCCAGCGATGTTGTTCGCACCAGGTACTCTGGATACGCAGGAAATGAACAGTCTTCAAGTCCAATCCAAAATCCTGAATAGCTTGAAGACCATTCGTTAGGTTTATAAAATTCTGTACAGGCATATTATACCGTAGATAATTATTGATAGATAGACAACACTCACCCAAATCCTATACCAGTTCTTCGGCTCCAGCATTATCACCCCCCGATTGTAATGTTTCCATTGTCTTCAAGGCTTGCTCAGCTTTCAGTTTATCACGGATCAGCTTTTGTTTCGCATGCCAGGCCATTGCCACAGCTATCTTTCGACGTTGCTGATGTGTATAGTCTAAGCGGAGGCCGTCCAGGTCATATGCGTGGAAGAACTCTAAAAGTGATTTAAGTTCCTTCTTCAGTACCCTTTCGACTTCCCGCCAAGCTGGTATAGCAGGATCGCTGTGTGCACATTTACTACAGTGTACAAGTGCCCAGACCTGGTCTTCAAACATATCACCCAGGTCTATTTTATGACTTTGATAGTATGCCCACGCCTTCTTAGCTTTTTGTTGTGTTCTTTGGCATAAGGTCATTGTTATTATTGCTTGCTGTGGAAAACATTCCACTGTTTCCGGTAGTT